ATGATAGCTATATATTTACACTAGGTAATATTTTACCACAAACTGACGATCAATTATTTCAGGCTTTGTTGAGTGTTGATGATGGCTCTAATTATTTAAGTGCTTCAGATAGTTATGTAAAAGGCGTAGATGCAGCTGCAAGTGCGGGGGATGCAGCATATATACCTTTAGCATATAGAGGAATTGGCAGTGCCGCCAATGAAGGTCTAAGTGGTGAATACTCTCTTATATGCCCTCATTTAAACACAGCTACGTATGTCACTGGATTTGCTCTTCATACGAGAGCAAATGCTGCTGTTGGTGGACTAATCGGCAACGGTTATGCACTAGGAAAAACAAAAGCTGCAACGATAGTAGATGGGATTCAATTTAAATTTGCTAGTGGTAACATAGTAAGTGGGACAATCACTATGTACGGCAGAGTTAATTCATAAGGAAAAACAATGGCAGGTTATATAGGCTCAGTACCCGTACCACAGGCAACAGAAACTAGGGACGTTTACACAGCTACATCAAATCAAACCAGCTTCACGACAGGTGGCTACACTCCTAACTTTGTATCAGTATATCTGAACGGGGTACACTTAGCACAAGCTGATTATACTGCTACTAATGGGTCTGATGTTGTGCTGGCGTCTGGCGCAACAGCCGATGACACTGTAGAGATTGTTTCGTTTGGTACATTTAAAGTAGCCGATGTGCTGCCGATTTCGGGCGGCACTATGACGGGCGATCTGATTATTCCTGATGGTGATTTAGTTCTCGGAAGTACTGCAGTAACAGCTACTGCAGCCGAGATAAATCTTATAAAAGGGGCTACTGCACGGGGTACTACAGCCGTAGCTGATGGAGATGGTTTTCTCACCAACGATGGTGGGACTATGAGAATGACTAAGGTCGATACTTTAGCTACCTATATGGGAACTAAGATTACTGGTGGTAGTTTAGTTTTTATAGCCTCTACAGGTGCTATATCTAATGCAGCAAGCGTACAATTTAGGGCGCAAGATGGGCACTTTGATGAAACTAAGTACGACCACTATCAGTTCTGGTTGCAAAACGTTATCCCCGCAACTGATGCTGTTAGTTTAATAGCACAGACCAGCACGAACGATGGTGGTGCTTACTCAACAACGAATGGCGATTATCATAATACGGATGGGGCTGATGATAGTATTGGGATACAATTGAGTAACCTTAGTCTCGGCAGCGCAGCAAATGAATTTGGCATTAATGGGATGTTTAATCTTTTTGCCCCACATAACGATGCGGCATACACGTCCGGGCTTGGTACTACCGTGTCTGGTGCATCAAACGGAAACTATTACGCAAGAAATGTCGGTGGCACACGACTAGCGGCAGAAAATGTAGATGCTATTAGATTTATTATGTCGAGTGGAAATATAGAAAGTGGCGAAATTGTTATGTACGGCATAGCTAACGGAACATAAAACCCTTGCTTTATCTATCTATGTGGTATAATATTACCCCATAGAAACAATCAAAAACCCCCTTATAAATTATATACCCGCCTGTGAATACAGGCACTTAACCCCCCACTTACAAAATTGGAGAAGTGCTATGGGCCTATTCGGCGGTAGCAAGACATACGTTACGAACACGGGCTTGCAAGATGCTCAAATGACAACATTAACGGGCAACCAGAAAAATCTGGAAACGGGACTCAATGACGTTAATACAAATTTGAATACCGGGTTTGCTAATATTGATACAGGCTTTGAAGGCGTTAATACCGGAATTACCGGACTGGCTACAGACATTGCTGGCATAAATGATGGCGTTACTACAAGTGTTAACGCAGGTTTTACAAACCTCAGTGAGTTAATCGCTCTCTATAACAGTGGCATGAACACTCAGTTCGATGCGGTCAACACTGGGCTGGCTAGTAATGCAACTGGATTAGAAACCGCCAACACAGGCATTACGGGCCTACAAACAGGGCAAGACACGGGCTTCCAGAATATGGGCACTCGGTTTGATACCGTGGATACCGCTGGGGCTAATCTTCAAACAACTGTCGATACGGGTTTTGGAGATACTTCAGCAGCGTTGTCTGGTATAGGTACAGATATCTCCACGGGCTTTGCCGATGCAAATTCCGCTATGGCCACCGGCTTTACGGACACTCAGGCCGGGGTCACTAGCGCTGCTGACGCAGCAGAAACACAACTTTCTGGGGTTTCTGACACTGTTATGGCAGGGCAAGAGGGGCTGGCAACAGACCTCAATACACTTTCCACTAATCAAGATATTTATGCTGGTTCAGTGCTTGGGAATCAGGAAGGTATGCAAGCCACACAAGATGGCTTCCAAAGCAATTTTGATGAGTATGTTGATCGATATACCGATGATGCCCGTATAGCGCAAAACACTCGAGCAGATATGCAGACCGCCAATGCTAACGCTAACATGGAGTTGCGGACTGACATTGGTAGGCAAAGCGATGTGGCTAACTTACAGGCAGAAGAGACCGCTCGCCGTGTACAAGCAGTGCAGATCAATCAAGCCAAGGACTTGGCTATGCAAGCGGCGAACAGCGGGGGGCTGGATCTTAGTACCCGGCAAAACTTTGCCAATTTAAGTACCAGCTTTGATAGCTCTGGAAATTTAATTCCTACCACAGCAGATTCTATGGGAAACCGAATAAACAGGTCAATAGATCAGCAAGGAAACCTGCTTTTAACCTCGTATAATAATCTTGGTCAGCCGATTGGTACACAGAGCATCAATATTGTGCAGTCTTTAGGAGTGCTCGAGCAACTCACCCAGCAGAATACCGCAAGTAATGGTTTCGCTTCTCCATATCTATCAACAGGATAAACATGCACCCACAATCAATTTCCGCCCAAGGCATTAATCTAGTTAAGAAGTTTGAGGGTCTGCACCGTGTGCAGCCCGATGGTATGGTTTCGAGCTACCGATGCCCTGCAAACCGTTACACATGTGGATTTGGGGCCACTAGAGGCGTCAGATCAGGAACTAAGTGGACTAAAGAGTACTGCGAACAGCGGCTTATTGAAGATTTAAATGAGCACGGAAAAGCTGTTAAACGCCTCGTTAATGTTCCCCTATCCCAATACCAATTTGACGCTCTGACGTCTTTCGTTTTTAACCTCGGAGCCGGGGCTTTTAAAAGCTCCACACTATTAAAAAAACTCAATCAAGGTCTATACGATGAAGTCCCAGAGCAGCTGATGCGCTGGAACAAAGCTAGAGTAGATGGCAAGCTCACGCCTCTAAACGGCCTCACCCGGAGACGTGCTGCAGAGGCTTCTTTGTTCTCCTCAGATGCTGCTCTGCCCTCCGATGAGGGCGGCTCAGAAATGCCTCAGAAGGTATCTTCAGCTGCACCCAAATCTTTGGCTAAGTCTAAGACAATGGCTGGTGCAGGGATTGCTGGAGCGGCCACTGCGATGAACGAGATCTCAGGCCAGCTGCAGGGCTTATTGCCATATGCGGATAGCCTTAAAGTACTGTTCTTAGTCTGCGCTATAGGCGGTATTGGCCTTGCCGCATACGCCCGATTTAAGGATCACTCAGACGGGGTTCACTGATGTTCATATTTGGTAAGATTAAGATGTACATAATTGCAGCTTTGGCCGCTGCTCTACCACTGATTTATGTGATGGGCCGCTTGGCTGGCGCAAATAAAGAGAAGCAGAAAGTCCTTAAGGACGATCTACAGGCCGCTAACAAAAAAACTGATTTTTATAAGGCGATGGCAGACCATGAAGAAGATCCTGCTCTACGTACCCGTGATGGTATCATTAATCGGGTGCGGAACGGTCTATAGAACACAGCTAGAGGCGTATTGCCCAGCTGTTGTTGTCTACTCCGATGAATTTAAAACAGGGCTTTCAACTGAGCTCGATAGCCTACCGCGCCAAAGCACTTACGTGCTCACGGCGGTAGGGGATTATATAGCGCTGCGCGACACGCTTGCTGTCTGTGCGAGCGAAAGGGAGAAGCTCTAATGGCTGAAGCAGAAAATAAAAGCATTGCTAGTTCTATAAGAGATACGGTCTCAAATGCGATTTCCGATTTTAAAGACTACCAAACTAAAAACTTTGAGGAATCTGGAGCGGATAACTGGGGAGATTACCACAGTGGTCGTTCAATGAACGAAAAGGGGGAGCTAGTATACGGCCTAAATAATGGTGGCGATGATGGCCCTGCAGCTGCACCCGTAAGTGCCCCAGCCCCTGCCGCTCCTGTCTTAACCAGATCCCCCGGCAATGTCAGCGCTGCAGACATCCTCAAGATGGCTGAAACCGCTGGTCTGGTGAAATCTCAAGAGGACATGGAAGCCATTGTCGCGGATCCAAATGGCTTTTTATCTACTCGGGGCATGACCATTACCGATCTAATCCCGTCTATGGATCCGAATGCTACTGGTGTAAATTTAGACCCATATGATACACGCTATGATCTTGGGCAGGATCCTACATTAACTGCAGCAACGGTTGCGGATTCAAATGCTGTTGCCGGGGTCACGAATCCTGGGGCTGAAACTTATAATGTATCAACCTCTTCAGATAAACTAGATGCTGGTACTAAGGTAAATGCTGCAACAGGAACTATCGATGACGATAATCTGGTTGATGCGAGCGACATTGAAATTGATGTAGCTGCAGAGGCCGAAGGCACGGGCGTACTCGGTAATGCCCTAAATGATTTTGCCACCCAAAACATCTCCACAATCATCGACACATCTACTCCAGCTGGTAAGCTGCTTGCCGAAAAGCTTGGTGAGGGCGGTTACACCGACCACAAAGCAACCATTCTAGGGCAGATGGATATTATTTCTGCTGAGTTTAAAGACAGCAACGGTAATCCAAAAATCCCGCCTTGGGCACAAAGCATGGTGCGGGAGACCGAGAAGACCATTGCGTTTACTGGTATAACTGGGACAGCGGCAACCGCTGCCTATGCGAATGCTGTAATGGAAGCGACCTTGGGAGTGGCGGATAAAGAGGCTGCGTTCTTTCAGACCTTAACAACAAAGAACCTCGACAATCGACAAGAAAGCATCATTAACAAAGCAAAGATCCTAGCTAACTTTGAACTAGGTAATCTTACTGCTCGGGAGACAGCTGCTGTTACAAACGCCAAAGCTTTTCTCGAAATGGATCTAAAAAACCTGACCAATGAGCAGCAAGCCGAAGTTGTGAATAAACAGGCTGTGGTGCAAGCACTTTTTGAAGATCAAAAAGTTATGAACGCCCAACGATTATTTACGGCAGAAAGCCGAAACGAGATGGCCAAGTTCTATGATGAGCTTAACTCAGCAATCGCTCGGCATAACTCTACAGAAATGAATACTCTAGCGAAGTTCAACGCCGGGGAAACTAATACCGTTGGCCAGTTTAATGCTGAAATGTCGGATAGCCGGGACCGTTTTTACAGTGAAATGCAGTATAATATCGATGTCAGCAACGCTAAGTGGCGGCAGTCGGTAGAAACCACTAATACCGCTATGATGTTTGAGGCTGTGGGGCAGGACGTTAAGAACGCTCTCGATATCTCAACTGAGGCCCAGAACAGGCTCTGGGACAGCGTGGATAACCTGTTGGACTACATCTTTAAAGGTGCTGACAACGAGGCCACCAGAGACGCCGAAATACTCGCTGCTCAAATCAAAGCCAGCGCTTCCAGCGGAAGCAGCTCAGACGGTAAGTGGGGAGCCTTCGGCCAAATAGCTGCAGCTATTATAACTGCACCGTCAGATATGCGCCTTAAAGAAAACATCGAGCACTTAGAAACAGTGGACGGTATAAGGTATTATACTTGGGACTGGAACCTTGAAGCTGTGCGTATGGGCTTAAACAACGGGCCCACCTTTGGCGTGATGGCACAAGAGGTCCAGAAAACTCATCCACAAGCAGTTGTGCAAGGCCCACAGGGATACTTGCTGGTAAATTACGGAGCGCTGCCTAAGTGAGCGACACAGTAATACCCTTTCCACAGCAGAGTGCTGCTGACCGCCAGTTCAAAGAACTGGAGCGGCAACGGGAACAAATTAGACAGCAAGCGCAATTAATAGCGGAGCGTAAAAATGAAGTTTGAAGATGCCATTAAGAAATCCATCAAAGGGTTTATCGAAGGCAAGGTGCCCCGCA